GTTGAAACGAAACATCACCGCTGGGTAGTGTATGATGATACAGGTAAAGTTGTTGTCCTGTGTAGAGACAAAGGTATAGCGGAACGATACGCTAGTAGTATTCTCTCTTATGGTAGTAAGGAGCGTCGTCCTCCCACTCGTCAGTCGGAAGACGAATGAATCCACCCTGACGAAAGCGCAATAACGCCATAACTGTGCTGTCAACAAGGTCATCGTTAGACATAAACGGGAATCCCGCTATCTCTTCGACCAATTCATCAGCCCAACGGGTAGACGGAACCCATGCCATACCCGATGCAATGATATCTGCTACGGAATTTAGCCTCGCAAGCTTGTCACCCGTGCCACGGTGGGGTGTATACTCCTGTACAGGTAGCCCCATACGCCTCATTTCTTGGTAAATAGCCGTCCCTGCGGACTTTTTCTCCACAATAAACGCATCTGGCTCCCATTTTGTGTACTCATCCATAGAAAGTTGCTTTAATTCGGGAAATTCTAGCCGTTTTTTGATAGAATCTAGCAAAATCAGGTGATGTGCGTTCTCATCCTCGTTAAAAAACACTCCCCACGTGGTTAATGCGGTGTAGTCAGCGCGATTATGCTTCTCTGCGGCTGCATCAAGCGACATAATTAGATATTCTACGTGCGGAGGTTGGTCATGAGGCCATCTACCCCACCATTCCCGCTTAACGATAGACGCTTCCTCGGCTGTAGGCTTCTGTTGGTACTGCGAGTTCCACTGAAACGCAGGCATAGAGGCTTTTGTACGCTCCAAAGCCGTCAAATCAAAGAACTCAGGCCACAATGGCTTCGTAATCGGCTTGCCATCGTCGTCTTCAGCGTCCAACAGAGCAGGAAACTCCACAATCTCGTACTGATCCGCCAGTTCGTTCTTCACCATGTCTTTAGTTACGCGACCCGTGAGGTCATCCATGTGCCAACGTGTCTGTACAATAGCTACTCGACCACCTGGCATAAGACGGGTACGTGCACCAAAGGTAAACCATTCATATGCTTTCTCAAACACAGAGAAGTTTCCGTTAATAACGTCTTGCTCAGAATGTGGGTCGTCGACGAGCAAGAGGTCAGCACCCCTACCTGCAAGAGCAGAACCAATACCACACGCAAAATACTCACCTCCAAAATTTGTGTTCCATCTACCTGCCGACTTGCTATCCACCGCAAGCGCAACTTCTGGAAATATCTCGTTGTATGCTTCAGAGGCGATCAGGTTACGAACCTTCCGCCCGAAGTCTACCGCTAGGTCCGTGGTGTGTGACACCATCATGACCTTCTTGTTCGGGTTACGCCCAAGAAACCAAGCGGGGTAGAATATACTCACAAGCTGTGACTTACCATGACGGGGTGGTATGTTTACACAGACACGGTCTTTAACACCATTCTCCAATGCCATGAGCTGATCCGCCAGTATCCGATGATGCCTACCGACTTTGTAGTCAGGCTGCATCCTCTTACAAAACTCTATCAAGTCATCTCTTGTCTTTTGTAAGGTATCTTCTTCCTCTAGCTTGCGTACCATCTTGTCGAGAGACAACAGCGACTTCTCACTAGACTCGTCTAGCATGGTCAGCATCTCTTCGTATTCGGCTTTAGTTACTCTCAGCATCAGAGAACCCAAGTTCTTTATCTATGTCTATAGGCCCAGTATCCGAAACATCTACGTATTCAGCATCGTCTATAACCTCAACCATCCTAGATAACTTCTCACGTAGCTGATCTCGCAGCTCGTCTGTAGACTGATGCGTTACAGTAACTTCTGTCTTCTCTGTAAACAAACCAACATCACCAATCTTACCCAACAACTCTAACGCACGTATGCGTATCCTTGAGTCAGGATTGTCACTCTCAAGAATCAACTTGTTTGTCACGAAGTTACGAACATCGGCTGCATCATCTACAACCCTGTGACTGAACCGTTTCAGCATGTCGTTAGCCAGTACGATCTCTGCGGGAGTCATCCGTGCCACGCGTTTTGTCGTTGCAACCTTAGAGGTTTTAGCAGGATCTTCGGCATAGGCTGTAGTAAGAGCAGCGGCTGTGTCTTTAGCTTCGCTGTTTATATTAACCTTTAACCCATACTCAGAAAGAAGTCCTACCGTTTCGGCAGCGGCGGCAGTCTTGTCTACCAAGTCATCCAAATTGAGTGACGCTTCTATTGGTATGTTCGGTTCTGGCTCGATATGTAGTGTCATGTTTTAACCCACCTTGTTTGGCTCATTATAAAAAAAATTTTCAATATAGCAATCTGGGACTCATATTATATTTTTTGAATATGTAAGGGGGGTGGGGGTACGAACTGTGCCGAAAAGGGGTGGGGGGTAGCTAACCCATTGATATCATTACATTGTTACGTACCGAACTCATGGAAAACGTATTTTTTCGTGCAAACCTTTATGTATATAATAGCCATGCGCATGCGTCTAGGAGGGGGGTTGGGGGTAGGTGGGGGTTCACGTTTGACCACATATCAACACGTTTGCTTGCGTTGCATCACGTTTTACATATAATGGTATGCATCAGGACGGACAAACCTTCTTGTGTTGGTCAACTGACCAACTAATCATAATTCCATATAAGGAAATCTAACAATGGAACTAAATATTAACAAGACGCTATTGAGCGCAATCGGAAATGTCGACAAAAGTGAAGCTGAGATTGCAAAGGCAATGTTGGCAGGAAGTAAAGCAGCCTCGCAATCTTGGGAAGTTATTAAGGAAGTCTGCGAGATTGACGATAGTCAACTTCACTTCATTAAAGATCCAACAGGTGAGGATAAGAAAAACAATCATTGGGTTTCTACTCGAAACATCTGGGCGCAACACGTTTATGCGGCATTAATGGGTGAACGCTCCGTTGGTTATATGTTTGATAAAAACGTTAGTCGTAAGGATGAGATAACTGCCGAGGGTGGTCGGTCAAAAGGCAAGCGTCAAACTAAGCTTGCATGGCAGCAACGGATGGGCAAAATTACCAAACGTTCGCATGATTATATCAATCAAGTTCTTAATCCTGAAACGCAAAAACGCGATGGCGAAGCATCAAAGCATCTGGATCTATTGCACAAAGGTTTGAAATCAGTATTGACGCAAGTCAACAAAAAGAAACCTGACGGCACGATTAAAGATCCTGTGATTAAAAAGTTGGCAGGCAAGTCAACTGAGGATCTTCTTAATCTACTAATCAAGTAACGCAATCGGGTGTTGGTCAGTTGACCAACACCCACAATAAGGAATTATAAAATGACTAACAGAATGTTTACAATTAGCGACGTCGTTCTAGACGCACAAACAACTGCATCTGAAATTCAACAATCGGTGCAGCATTTAATTGAATTGCAGTATCTAATGACAGCCGCATTGGAAGATGTCGCGAAGGCTGTACACCAAGCGCAAGGCTGTTTTGACGATGCACAATTTAATGTCGAGATGACAGTAGAAACGCCTGAAGATATATTACCTGCCGATACGCAATTTATGAATTATAAAACGTTCGACGACGATCAAGTGATTGAAGATTAATCACCATGCCCTGAGCCTTTTGGCTTGGGGCTTTTTTTATGTCCAAATTTTCCGCGATACCAGTTATCTTATTAGGCGTGCGCCTTCCGCTACATCACACGTCAACACGTTTGCGTACATTTTATTACGTTATATCGCTGTTGGTCAGGTGACCAACGCCAACAGATACCAGTTATCTTATTAGGAGTGCGGCATAAGTTATTGATTTTATTACAATGTTACTTTGTTACTTTTTACATTTCCAAAAGGTAACAATATAAGTCTTTGATTTTACTGCATTGTTACGTATTGTTACTATTGTTACCTTAAAAATATTACTAGTAAGATTATTCGAGAGACCGCCTTTTTCATATTTCAGACAAGCCAAAACTAACTACAAAAATATCCTGATCTAATGCTTTCAAAAGGTAACAATGTAACATTGCTTTATAATCAATAACTTACGCCCATTTATTTGGTAACAATACACAAATCCAATAAGTAACAATGTAACATTCTTTGTTTTTCAATAGGTTGGTCACCTGACCAACACTTATACCAACTCACCACATCCAGTAATAGTGTAACGTATAAGTACGTTTGATCAAATATCATTACGTTAGTTGGTAACATTATATGTTTGATTATGTACTGTATAAGAAAAGTAAGTACCATATAAGACAAACATGTTTTGACATAAGACAGTACGTCTGATATACTATAAGTACGTTCTAAAAAATACGAGGTTTTCAGTGTCACAAAAGTCTTACTCAAAATACGCTGTTGGTCAGGTGACCAACACTGACAAACTAGTTGCTCTGGCTAACGCACACATTGCCGAATACGGAGTAACTCTTATCATCGGAGAGGGTCGTCGTTCTCTCCGTTCGCGTATGCCTGCAAGCTACGAGCCACAGGCTACATTCGGTGCTTTCGACAAGCGCAATCCACACGTCTGCGCCAGATGGTCAGACAACTAAAATCAATCGTTGGTCAACTGACCAACACTTTCAATGGAGGATAAAATGGCTAACAAAGATTTTTGGTATTGGTTTCTTGCACCCAACGAAATCGATTTGGATACCAAGGTGCACATCATAGAGACTTTCGCAGATGGAAAGGTACAAGACATACAAAGCTATATGAAAGATGAACTCGGTATAGTTAGGGAGAAAGGTAATGGCTAAACGCACAGTAACGTGTCCGTCATGCGGTAACGACTATGACTATCGTCGTCGACAGCTAGGCTACAATTACTGCCTAGACTGCGGAGACTTCCAAGCTCAGAAAGAAAGATCAGCTTGGTGCATCGCACCTATCGCACATAAGCAAGGTGCTACACTAGTAACTAACAAAGCCGATTTACTCGGTCTCAACAAATATTCAAACTAAGCCAATGGAGGGCAACATGAACGCAATGGATATAAACGTTGGTCAACTGACCAACAACGCACCGACACTCGCATCGTCAGCGATGCAAGTCGAACTCAATATTTCAAACTGGCGCGGTAAAGCACCAGACAAGAAAGCAGCTAAAGATGTTGAAGCGCACAACAATGCCGAAAACGGTATCGTCAATGTGCAGAAGGTATTGCTCAAAGACAACGAGCACCTAACTCTTCTCAACAGCTTTGTAGGTAGTATGCGTGACGTACACAAACGACTTACGATGCCGTGGTCGAACTCTGGCTTGCGTCTGTTACCAACAGCACAATTCGCCAAGTACCACAAAGAAATGACTGCTAATGAACTTATCTTCTGGGAGTTAGTTGAAAAGTTTCTTGATAGCTACAACGATGCGGTTATCGATGTGGAGTTGAAGATGGGCAACTTGTTTGTACGTGCTGACTATCCTTCCCTCGAAGAGCTGAGAGGTAGGTTCAACATAACCCTACAATACACCCAAGTTCCAGAAGTTGGTGACTTCCGTGTTGATCTGCCAAAAGAGGCAATGGATGAACTCACCGCCACTATGGAGAAAAGCTACAATCAAAATTACAAAGCAGCCATGAGTGATGTGTGGACACGTGTCCACAAGTATCTGGCTAACATGTCCGAGCGTCTCGACTACAGAGATAAAGAGGACAAGAAGAAATTCAACGACACGTTGGTGTCCAATGTAACAGACATGATAGAACTCTTGCGAGTTTGTAATGTATCCAATGACTCTCAAATGTCAGTCATGGCTAACAATCTCGAAGAAGTAATGTCGGGCATAACGCCTGATGCACTGCGCGAGGATGATTATCTACGTGCAGAAACTAAGCAAGCGGTGGACGATGCGATCAAAGCATTACCGTCACTTGATATATAATCGTTGGTCAGTTGACCAACACTTTCAATGGAGAAGAACTAATGAATAATCAAGCAAAACAAATGTACGCACTGAACCTAGATCGTTGTGTAAAGCTAATCGAAACAATCGGCAAAAAGCGTACTGTATTACTTCAAGGCGATATCGGTAACGGCAAGTCGTCGACTATCCACACCTTGGCATCTATGCTTCCTACTCACACGCCGTGTTACTTTGACTGTACCACGAAAGACTTAGGTGACATTACAATTCCTAACATCGCCAAGCTAGATGATGGGACAGGTTACGTTACCTATCTAACCAATGAAGAGTTGGGTGCGCATCACAACAAGCCGATTATCCTGATGATCGACGAGTTTGGTAAAGCCAACACCGCTGTCAAGAACGCGTTGCTACGTCTTATGTTGGAGCGCAAGATCGGCAGCTATTCACTACACCCCGACAGCATTGTGTATGCGACGACAAACAAAGGCAGCGAGGGTGTCGGAGACTTGTTGCAAGCACACCAGTGTAATCGTATCTGCATTGTGCAAGTTCTCAAATCAGATGCTCAAACGATTATCGAACATGGTATCAACAATGACTGGGACACATCAGTTCTTGGTTGGACTAAGGATAACCCCAACGTGTTGCAGCCATTCGAGGAAGTCAAAGATCCCGAAGAGAACCCGTGGATCTATCATCCGCGAGCGCAACGTACAGCATTTGTTACGCCTCGTTCGCTTGAAGCGTCGTCGGACATTTTGAAGGAACGTGACCATCTAGATGACATCACGTTGACAGCAGCGTTGATCGGTACGATTGGCGAGCGTGCCGCTACAGATCTCATGTCGTTTGTCAAACTGGCAGATCAGTTGCCTAGTCTGCAATCAATCAAAGACGATCCGAAAAATGCCAAAGTTCCTGACAGCGCGTCGGCTATCTGCATGGTTGTGTATCGCACACTGGCAAACTTGGAACGGAGTTGGATCAACGCGTGGATGGATTACTTGCCGCGTCTCGACACCGAAGCACAAGGCTTGTTCGCTCAAGGTGTGGTCAATCCGAAATACAGTAGAGGTGCAATCGTAATGCAGAACAAGAAGTTCACTGAGTGGGCTAGACTAAACAACTACATGCTTTCAGCAGACAAGAAGTAAGGAGAACAACTAATGTTTCAAGCAAATCTAACAGAGGAGCAGCGGCTATCAAAAGCCGTTGTTGCTATCATGGGTAGTCCCAAATATACTGCACTGGCAGGCGTGTTGATGATTGGTGATCGTAGTATTACAGATGATCCAAGCATTCCAACCGCTTGCACGAACGGACGTGACGAGATGTACAGTCGTACATTTGTATCGAAGCTAAGTGATCCAGAGCTACGTTTTCTTGTCCTTCACGAAGTGTATCACAAGTTGTACAAACACTTGATAACTTGGCAAGCGTTACACAAAGAAGACGCAAACAAAGCCAACATCGCGTGTGACTACGTTATCAACATCAAACTCTTTGACGACAACAAAGACGACAAGTTCGCAACCATGACAGGCGAGTTGTCCAAAGGTTGTCTCAGCGAAGACTTTCGAGGCATGAACAGCGCAGAGGTATACAAGTTGTTGGGAGATACACCACCGCCTCCGCCGCCGCCTCAAGGGTATGGTTACGCAAATGGTGGCGTTGGTCAGGTGACCAACGAGCAAGATCAAGGTCAAGGTCAGCCTCTCGACATACATGATTGGGATGGTGCTAAAGAACTAACAAGTGAAGAGAAACGTGAGCTTGAACGTGACTTGGATGAAGCCATACGTCAGGGTGCTATGGTTGCAGGCAAGCTTGGCACTGGTGGTGATCGTGAGCTAGCAGAATTGCTACAACCACAAATCAATTGGCGCGAAGCATTGCGCGAGTTCATACAAACAACTTGTGCAGGCAGTGACTACAGCACGTGGCGCAGACCTAATCGACGATACATCAGCGCAGGCATTTACATGCCAAGCGGTGTCAGTGAACAAGTTGGTGAGTTGATCGTAGCTATCGATACGTCTGGTTCTATTGGTAGTAAGGAAGTGTCCGTGTTTCTTTCCGAGGTCAAAGCGATATGCGATACAGTTCGTCCCGACGCGGTCCGTCTCTTGTACTGGGACACACAGGTATGTGGTGACGAGAAGTACGACGTTACAGATCTCGATGGTCTTGTTCAATCAACCAAGCCGAAAGGCGGTGGTGGTACGGATGTGACATGCGTTACCGATTACATCCATGACAAGAACATCAATGCGCAAGCCGCAATCGTTTTGACTGATGGTCACTTGTATGGCGGTTGGGGTAAGTGGTCGTTGCCTGTGCTATGGGCAATCGTAGATCACAAAAACGCCAAGCCAGACGTGGGCAAAGCCGTTCATATCAGATCAGGTAGCATGTGATGATGGACTGGCAGGACAAACTAATCTTGGTGTTCACAGCAGTACTTGTTGCTGTGTTCACCGCAGGAATACAACTTAATTGGTGGTTATAAAGGAGAACAACAAATGGCACTAGCATGGACAAATTTTGCAAGCTTCGACGAGGTAGCGAAACACTACGAAAGCATAAATCCTCTCGTATCTAAGCTTCACACGCTTGAGGACGATATCAGACCTATCGGGGATCGTAATCGTAAGCATGAGCGTATCGTCAAGATAAGCCGAAACTGCTACGCACTGAGCGATGGATACCACGAAGGTGACAACAAGTTCTTACCCTATGGGGCACAGAGTTATGATCATAAAACCAAGACTACAACCTATTACTGGGACAGAGTTGGTAAGATGGAATACTATGCACCAGTCGTGTGGCGTAAGCACAAGGATGGGACTGAGACAGTTAAGATACGGAACTTTACTGGTAGCAACAGTGGGTATGAGATATCTAGATATTCGTTCTTGGAAAGACACGTCCCAAGAAGCATGCAGTTTATCATGGGTCACAGCGCGTTGCAGTATGTAGAGGTAGGGGACAATAAGCATTATCTAGCTAAGTGCAAGACTGTGCCACGTGGGTATTACAAGGCACACAGTAATCAAAGTTACTACAAATGGATGCAAGTTAAAGATGATAACTCTGCGTTGGTGTTCACTAGGGATGGGAGTGAACTGCCTTATACTGGTTGGTTACGTGACGAAACAACTGGTAAGGAGCTGCCACAGAAGCCGAAGGTAAACAAAGAACTAAAGAAGAAGTACAAAGACGATATCGACAAGTTCTTTGAGTGGGGTATGACAATGTCACCTATGCTACCTTTGAGCCATAACTACAATTCAACCAAGGCAGAAGAGCTACGTGAGCATTTTGGTGGCAGGCATGACACGTTCACACCGACATGTGCACGTGAGATATTGCGTAGTCCCAATCATCCGATGCGACTTAACTACTGGGTCATGTTTACAAGTCAGATAGGAGACAGTTCTTACGACTATGAGTCAAGGAATTGGGAGTACACGTATATGGTCAAACATGTTGAGACGAAGGAGCAACTACAGAAGGTAAAAAACAAATTCAATACATTCATAAACATGAACGCAGGCTTTATGACGAAGCCAAAGCAATAACGTTGGTCACCTGACCAACACTTTCAATGGAGAAAGAATAATGAGAGAACTAAGCATACAGTCAATAACTGAGATACTACATGAAAACGATACGCACGATGGTTCATACAATCATCCAATTGGTCTTGATGACTTTGCGCATGAAGTCGAGCAGAAGACTAAGTACATAACACTTTCAAGAGACAAGTGGTCTAAGTGGGTGTATCGTGAGAAAGATACTTTTGCACTGGGGTACATAGCTTTCAAAGATGTTAGAGATGACAAAGCAAATGATGACGACCCAAAGTATATCGTCTACTCACCTAATGTACAAAATCGCAAGTACACGTATGGTCCTAGACAATTCTCTGTACAAGCGACGACCATAGAGAAAGCAGTCAAGAACGCAGCAACATATCTACGCCCCCTAACAATGCTACATACAGTCAAGCTAACTGAGACTGGGTGTTGCAAAGGCGCGAACACACCAATGCGTGACTGGCAGAAAGAATTTGAAACGAAGAAAGAAAGTATTGTTAGCGCGTTCTTTAGCCTACACAGCCACAGGGCTAATGCGTTGGAAGCTGAACTTAAACACATGGTTAATTGTGGGCATGAATTTCTAGACAAGCAACTGGGTCAGCAACTACGAGAAACATTTGATGCACTGACAAACTACAATTTGGCTAAAGAAAACAATACGAAGAAGTTTATATTCGTCGAAGCATATGAGTCGTTTGGTCAAAACAAGTTTAAGTGTGCACCTGTTGATCTTCACGGGTATAATCCCGAAGTGAACCGTGACCTAGCACGTAATTACGGCGAGGAAGAATTGCCCGAAGAGTTTAAAGACAAGCTAGCAGTACTAAGCATGTTGCAGGGTGAACAGTATGTCGAGAACGTTGGCTATCGCGCATCGGAAAACATCTTCTACTTATGCACCACAACATGAACATAGCAAACAATGCGGTCTATCTCGTTTCATTCTGTAATACTACGGAATATGTCAGAATTGTATGTATTGGTATAGAATGTATTGACACATCAATAACAGGCAACTATACGTCTATTACAAAAGCACCTGATTGGATGCAGAGAAAGGTTGCTACGTTAGCTATGTTGTCGTGGCCTTCTGAGTCGATAGACAACTTAGGAGAACGTGTCGACGAGCATACGTACTGGGTGTACGACGATAATAAAAGTGTTGGTCAGTGACCAACATTCGTGGGGGCGTTAACTCGCCTCTGCGATACCAGTTACATGGAGAACACATGACACCAGAAGCTAAAGTAAAAAAGAAAGTCGTTGCCATACTAAAGAAACATGAAGCGTATTACTTTTACCCAGTGACAGGTGGGTATGGGCACAGCGGTGTGCCCGACGTTATCGCATGTCACGACGGACGCTTTATTGGCATCGAATGTAAGGCAGGTAGCAACAAGCCTACACCACTACAGCAAAAGAATTTGGACGACATCCAAACAGCAGGTGGTGTTGCGTTAGTAATAAACGAAGATAATATTAATACAGTGGAGGAGTTGTTTAATGTTTAAATTATTTTACACATTGCTGATTATTGAATACGTTGTTGAGGATCAAGACGTATCGACATCTGTTATTTTCCCAAGTCAACACGAATGTTATGATGCTATGGGTGATGGTGTATTAGATAATCTATACGATATACTTGCAGATACATATGGCAAAGAGATAATGATGTATTGTAGACGAACCCCAGTAGCTTCTGGCTATCGTGAAATAGTTAAGCCAAGGGCAAGACCGTGATGGGGGATGAAGCACTAAGCCCTGCACAGAAGTTTGAGTATCGTTTCTTAAAGCAACAGGTCAACACGTTGGAAGAGGAGCGATATAGGTATGATGCCAGACCGAATATACAACAAGACTTGTATCATGCGCGAGAAGATCTAAAGTCGTTCGTCTCTAAGCTGAGAATGAACGGAGTTAAAATATGACGAAATGGACTAAAGAAGATAAAGAGTGGTTAGGATATAGACGTAGGATGTCTGTCCAAGACAGAGGTATAATTAGTTTATCTAAACCGCCGTGGGCAAATGGAGAACAACATGGAAATGAATATGTCGAAGAAAGAAGAGAAGGTATGGAATTATCTTCTAAAGAACAGGCAGGCCGAAAACGCCGAGGTAGCAAACGCGTGTGACGTGGACATACACTTTGTAGAAAATCTTATATCGCGGATCAGTTCAGAAAACTGGAGAGAAGAAGTCTCCGTAGAACAAACGTGGGATCGTGCAAAAGTACTAGACACAGCTAAAGGTTATGTCACAAAAGATCGTGC